GTTGTACTCCAGATATAGAATATATATCAGCTACTTTTGTATTTCCAAGTTGATTTTTAGCAGCACCTATATTACCACTATCAGATGTATCAACAGTTATATTTAATGCGTCTACATATACTCCAGAAGGTATTAATCTCTCATCAAGATCCTTGTTCATAACCCCCTGTATGAACGTATTACTTATCTCTGGCATATCTATTTAATTTGTTTACCTTGTCCTCTAAGTGTCATTAAAAGCCTAGATGGATGTATATTACTTAATCTTAGTTTTGCATTTCTAAACTCTGCCTGCTTTTCATCTCTAGCAAGTTTTTTATCATACAAATTTATACCAATTTTATTATTTAGCAATGCCCACTTTGTATATCTATATACAAAATCTTCAGCAAACTTATGTATTGTAATATCAGAGTCGTTCCCATTTTGCATACCATCAGATATGTATTCAAGAACTATTCTATTTCCAGATACCCCAGAAGAGAAATCAATAACTCCATTGTTAATTCTGAATGACGGCCCCTCTGATAGCAATGATGGGTCAACCATAAACTTTGCCCCTACCTCATATCCAAAATACCACTCATCTCCTATACACCAACCATAGCAACCGTTATATGGTCCTGGGCCTTCGTATAATGTTTTATTCTTTCTGTCAATATCTAACTGTGAGTCACCTATTAGTATTTCTCCGTTAACATCAAATAGTATATTATAGTTATTGTCTTGAAGATATCCAAGCGCACTATTTGCTTTTCTATTCTCGTAAAGAGGTCTCAAATAACCATCAATAAGAATTGATATCCTAACATAGTTAACATAGTCTGATGGAAGTATAAACTTCAAGTTATTTCCCACACTCATCTCTATTGTCTTTATAGACCTAAGTGCATCAAAATGAAGAAGCTTTATGGCTTGTTTTATATGGAAAATAACCTCATAACGCTGCACGTTATTAACCATCTTATCATTACCAACATACATAGCCATGAAGTTATTTACTACATCGCTTAATGTTACGTATTGATAGGATCCCCAGTTCTGATCTTGAGGTACTACACCATTGTTTGTGTAGTATTGATATGGAGTTATATATGGCATCTATTAACCTTTTTCTTGTATATTTTGTACCTCTTCAGACTTAGCAGCCTGTACTACTTCTATCTCTCTAATTGATACACCAGAGTATTGTAATATCTTTAAAACTAAATCAGTTTCATAACTTAATGGTAACTCAAAATCCTGATAACCAGCAGAAACTGATGGATTGAATACAGGATCACCATTTGATAATGACGTGTATGTCCAGTTTGGATCTAGTGGGTATCTTAAGTATTGAGATGTAATAAATCCAGACTGAGCTGCTGAGTTTAATATAGATGGGTAGATTGTTATTCCAAATCCATCCATTGTGTAAACTGGATAAGAAGTTGTAGGTGCAGCTGTATTAGACATTAATAAGTTATGTATTTTGCTATGCGAAACCTTTTCAATCTCAATAATGTTATTGTATAATACCTTATCTAAATAGAAACAATTAGAAGGTATACTGAATCTAAGATTTATAGCATCAAAAGATAATGAATCGTATATAGAAAATACCTCTATAGCCTCAGATATCTTTTTAGGAATATCAGCATATCCTGCATTATAATTTCTACCATTTTGATTATTAACAGCATTACTATACTTATAAATAAGGCCCTCAAAAATTTCCATTTGAGCTTGCTTTGCAAATAGATTAAACTCCATTGGAGTTATGTATCCACGATTATCCTTGCTTATTATGGATAGTACTGTATTTCTTACGCTATCTATCATAGTGCAAATATAATAAAAAAAAAGAGGTCACAAATTGTGACCCCCTTAATTCATAATACTAGTTGTATTATACAATAGCAATTCCAGAAACTGCAACTGGTAAGTTTGTTACAGAATAAGCAACATTATACCAAGGCTGTTGAAAAGATGCTACAACTGCATTTTGAATAGCGTCACGCATAGTCTCAACTCCAGCACCTAAAGCTGCATGTGTAATTGTTGTAATCTTTCCACCTCCGTATGTTATAACAACCGTTGTTGTACTCCCTTGCTCAATCAACTTAATATCAGTAGCTGAAACTAATTGACTTTGTTCATTGGTAACTGGGATAGATAAAAACTTTTCCATTTTGTAAAAAATTAATGGGTTAATAAAGTGCAAATATAATAAAAAAGCGCAACATATTGTTGCGCCATTTCGAATCACTTCGATTCTTTGTTAGTGAGATTTCAGTTGCAAATATACTAATTATTCATAAACTGATCTTCTAAATACTGATAAAATTCAATACCTTCATCAGATTTTAACCAAGACATAAACACATCTTCTTTTTTCTCTCCAAAAGGAACAGTTAAAATTTTCTTCTTATTATTCTTTAAATTATAGTGAATATCCTTTCCAGCTCTAAATGTTACATAAGCCTCATTAAAAGCTCTTGATGCAATATCGTTAACTTCAATATCTGGATCATCAATAGCGTCTAACAAGTCTTGAGGATAGTTTCTAGCAAATAATAATACCTCATGTTTAATTTCAGAAACAGTCATTCTATCAACATCTGAGTTTAAATAAACTCTTACTATTGACTTCATTTTATCTATATCTAGAGATCTTGCAGCAATTAATGCATCAACCTCTAAATTAAGATTATAAATTCTTTCTTCAGCAATTTTTTGTGGATCAAACTCATAAAACAATCCGCCACCATTTGCTACATTATCTGGATGTGTATCCATAAATTGTTGTAGTATTGGATTATTTTTTGGAACAGTTAACTTACCATCTTCCATGACAATTGGTTCTAGTATTGCAGTTCCATCCTGTTCATCTTCAAAAATAGATCTTTGATTTTTAGAGTATCTAAGTGCTCTGTTAATTTTTTTTTCTTCATCAAAATGAAGTAGCTGTCTCCTTTTGTTACTTCTTGATTGAATAAAAAAACTAACTGGAGTCTTGTCTTGATTTAAGACATAGACCTTGTCTTTTGATTGATTTGTTTTCATTATACTTAATTTAAATTAAAATTATAAAAAAGAGAGGGACATTAGTGTCCCCCTCTAATTTTTCATTATTAGTCTTTGAACAATACAAAGTTGTTTGCCCCAAGTGTACAAAGTGCACGCTCAGATAAGAAGTGTACTTGCATTGCATCTAGATCGCTATTAGAAGCACCTCCAGCAGAACCAGTAACCCAAGTCTTGAATTTTCTGTTTTCTGCCTCGTTTGCACGATAACGAACATGTAAGAATGGACGCTTCATGTTTTTACCCATAACTTGGTCATAAACTGACATGGTCCCAGCTGGAATAAGAACACCATTTACAGCACCACCTACGATACCTCCTCTAAGAGCTGCATCATTCAAGTATTTCCAGTCAGACTTATAGAAGTCATAACCTCTTCTAAATGAATTAAATCCAAGATTTAAAGCCATTTCTTTATCGTTATCAAACAATCCGTAAGAAGTACCACCAACTCCATAAGAGTTTTGAGCAGCTAACATATCATCAATATCGAAAGAAAACTCACGATTAACAAATAATACGTTTTCAGCGATAGCCCCTTGCTTGTCAAGACGAGCAACGATGTCATCAAACTCACCTAATGTAGAAGGATTACCTCCAGACCATACATTACCACGAGTTTCAATAGCTTCAAACATACCCTCTGTTCCAGAGTTTGTTCCTAATTCGGTAGCAGCTCCAGAACCAGATTCAGTAGATACGTGTTCAATCATCATCATTTCAAGATAATCATCAAAACGTAAACGAGTTTCATGCTCTGCCTTAACATACCAAAGGTATCCTGTAGCTCCATTTTCAGTAGTTACTTCAACCCATCCAATTTGAGCCATGTCAGATCCAGCAACTTCAAATTTATCTTTAATGATAACTGGTTTAACTTCAAAAATATCATCAACTGGCTCAAGAGATCCACCCATACCATTTGTTCCTTTTTTAAATTCAGAACCATATACAAATGCTGTAAATACAGCTGCTGTATCTCCAGAAGCAATACCAGAAGCATTGTAAAATGCAACTCTAAAACGAGTATTGTCACCAGAAACTGGACATTCTGTAACTAATCCTTTATAAGAAGTAGATCCTGCATTATTAGATAAAAATACAGTTTGTCCTACTCTAAAGTTACAAATATCAGATCCAAGATCAAATGTAACTGCATCATCTCCACCAGTAGTTCCAGCAATAGGTGTAGCTGTAGTGTACTTAGTGTGCAAACGACCTTGCTCTGCCCATTTAATCAAGTCAGAAGCAGAAGGGATTTCAGCACTTACGTTACGTAAGAAAGACGCAATAGAACGATTACCATATCGCTCAAATTCTTGCTCATAAGTATCAGGAAGATACTGAGTCATAAAGTCAAAAGTACTAATATAGTTACTTGACAATGTAGCTTTTACAGAGCTAGGAGTTAAATCAAC